ACATAAAATCTCTAAACTGTGGTACGTTTAGTTGTGTAATTAATTCTCTTTCTTGGTCTTCAAGATTTTGTAAATTATTAGAAACTTCCCTTGCTGATATTTTTAATTCCATAGGCTGAGATGCAGGTGCTTGTTGCACATCTGCTCCCATCATACCTTGTCTCATTTCTTCTTCCATATTTTATCTCCCTCTAATAAATCCTTGCCCTTTAAATTTATCTGATTTAATTTCTGTTTTTACAGGTGCTGCTCTTTTTGTTCTTGATGGTGTTTTAATTCTTTGACCCGGGCCTATTGGTTGCATACCTGCTATATTTACTATATTAGAACCGGGTTCACTATAACCAATAACTTCTTTTTTATTATTTGTATGAACTGTAAAGTTTGAACCTCTAACAGTAATAGTAGATTCATTAGAATTATTTAATTCATTTTGTATTTCTTTTTCTTTTTGTTTATCTTGTGCTATCATTATATTTTTATTTCTTTCATTTATAGCTATTTCTTTTCTTAAATTATTTTCTGCTCTTTCATAATTAGCTCTGTCATTTTTAGAATTACTTTTTGGCCCTGCTTCTTGTAATCCCTTTAATCTATTTTGTAAATCTGTAGATTGCGTAATTAATGAAGATACATCATTTGATATTACTCCAAAATCTCGCACTGTTTTAGATATGTTATCTATACCACCAAAATCATCCATAGTTAATATAGGAATTTTTTTAGGTTCTGGTCTATCTGTTGTTGTTTCTGTATCTGTTGTTGTTTCTGTATCTGTTGTTGTTTCTTTAGTTTCAGGTTTTTCATCATCACCTAAAACTTTTGATATAACATTTACTAAACTAGCGTTTTCAACAATATCACCTATTGCTCTAGCTGCATCACCTACTAACTCACTTAATGTAGGAGAGTGTGCAACTATTCTAATAGGATTTCCATCTTCGTCTAATTTTACTTGTACACCTCTATTATAACTTGCTGCTTTATCATACTCTGCTTTCATTTCAGGAGATAATCTATTATAATAATCTGTTACAGCCATACCCGGTGCTAAGTCTTCTAAGTCTGTAAAACCTTCTATAATACCATTTGTAATTTTAGGTCCAGTAAATGTTGGTCTATCACCACCTCTGTCTTGTTGAGGTTGTTGTTCAATAGGTTGACATACTCCATTTATTAATTTATATCCGGGTGGACAAGGGTCAACTACTGGTTCTACAGGAGTTGTAGGTGTTGTGGATTCAGGAGTTGGTGTTTGCATAATACCTTCACCTGCTTGTGGAAATTGTGTTGAATCAAACTGTGGAAGCATAGGTGCTTCTATTTGTTTTAGTTGTCTTTGAAACTCTTGTTCTTCTGTGCCATACTGTATAACTGCATCAGGTCCTACATACTTTTGACCTTGCATTGTCATAATACCATCAGTAGCAGAATCATAAACATTTTGTGTTGTGCTTACATTAGCTGCACTAGCACTAAATGGAAACATAATTCCTTGTGCTTCTTGTTCTAATTTTTTTTGTAAATCAGATAGTGCTGACATTTATTTAAGCTGCTCCTTGAGGTTCATTATTTGGTGCAGTAAAGCCGCCTTCCCCTGCAACTTGTGGAGTTCCGACTCCGATGTTGCCACCTCCAGACCCTTGTGTGTCTGCGACATTTGCTCCTGCAGGTATTCCGTTAACAGGTCCCATACCACCTTGTTGTGGGTTAGGGCCTTGAGTTTGTTGATTTCCATTCATGTCTCCCATCATCTTCATAAAGATTGCAGCTTTCTCTGGGTCATTGACTAATTGTTCTGGGTCAATGTCTAAAGACTTTGCAATCTCTTTTATAATGCTATGCCATTTTACAAAAGGTGCTAAGAATTGATTTGATGCCACTTGCATAAATGTCATCAATCTTTGTGACCTAACTTCTTTTGTCATAAGAGATGTAGTGCCTTGTGCTTTAACATTTAAGTCACCTTGTATTTCAGGAACATCTTTATTAAATTGCATATTCCAATGAAACAATGTTTCTCCTAATGGCCTTAATAAATAATCATCTATATTTTTAATAACTGTTTTAATATTTAAAGCAGCAGCACCCATTAACATAGACATACCAGATGCTGTTCTAGTTGTAGATTGTATACCTGTTTGTCCATGAGAATAGGAAGGTATACCTGTGGACTCATCTGCTAATTGTCTAAATCTATCAAACATCTGCATATTTTCAGGAGCAGTATTTGGGAATCTTAATCCATGTATAGCTTGTCCTGTTTGTCCACTTTGTCTTCTAAAAATTTTGCCCGGATAAACAGTCATGTCTTGACCGGGTACTAACATAGTTTCATCTACGTCAAAAACTAAATTACCTGCTAGTGCTAAATTATCAATAGCCATTCTTGCATGTCCATTCATAATTGTTTGTGCATCATCCATATTTTCTGGAATACCTACACCAAAAAATTGATAAGGATTTATTTCATATGGACATACTAAGAAAGGATTTCTTGCAGGTGTAAATGGATTTAATACTAATCTTAATACTTTACCGTTTGAAATCCAAGCATTGATTTGAACTTCATCTAAGTCATCAGATATTTCATCAGGCATTTCTATACCTGCTTCTTCTACTAGGTACTTATCCATTGTACCCCAGTATTCTAAAACTTCAAATCTATTTTTATTAAACTCTTCTTGATTTTCTCTATCAAACAAAGCAGTTTCATAACTTCTTGTTTCATAGTTAGGACCACCTTCTAGTAAATCTAATATAGCAGACTTTCTAAAAAAAGGTCTATTAATTAAATCTCTAATTTGTGTTCTGTTAAATATGTGTCTTTGAATAACATAATCAGCATCTTCGATAGTTACAGCATCAGGGTCAGGATATAAATCCCAACAACTAACAGCTTCTACTCTAGGAACTAATTTAGTTATAGGTGAATATTCTCTTTCACCTTTTTCATTTTGTTTCCATTTATGTTCTTGTTGTTCATAGTTAAATGGACCTTTTAAAATACCTGTTCCAAGTAAACACATTTCAAATAAAACATGTCTCATAACAGATATTGCATGAGATTCTTCTAGTTGGTCATGGATAAGTTTTTCCATGTTTCTTGCAGCTTCTTCTGCAGGACCTATCTGAGGCATAGTTTTTAAATCAGGAGCAGGTCCTTCTTCAAAACCACCTTTTGCATACTTTTCTTTTAGTCCATTAAATATTTCATCAGCAGTAGCACCCGGAGATATTTCTCTTCCATCACCTTCAAAACCATAGATATCTTCCATACGAGCATCTTGTCGTTTAAGATTATCTGGTTTTATGTGTGCATATTTAGCTATACCTAAAGGGTCAGTAGTAGGATGTATTCCTATTGGAAACTTACCTTGTGAAAATAATACTTCTATAAGTTGACCATAAGAAGCTAATACTTTTGTCTTAGTTACCTTGACAAATACTTTAGACTTTTCAGAATCACGAAAAGCCATATCAGAACCATAAATACCTCTATAGTTTCGATAAGACCTTAACCATCGCTTTTCATCGTAAAGACGTGCTTGTTCTGATTCTTTTAATCTAGACTCGATAAGACTACCGAGATTACTATAAGAATCATCTTCAGTATCAGATAAGGATGTTACCTTATCAGATTCAGATGTCAAGCCACTATTGTTATCGTGTGGCATTATTTACCTCTTAGTAATCTCTTTCGTCTGCCATTGAGAATACTTTTCCGTCTACCATGCTTTTCTTTTCTTTTGGGAAATCTTTATTAACTCCACCTTCAGCATAATCAGCAGGAAAAGCTGAAGCACCTTTTACAACATTAGTTTTGGAATCGCCTTGCTTTGAAGCTTCGTTTCCATACATGTTCTCAGGTAGTTCACCTTGTACATATTTTTTCATGATTGCCATTTTATTTTTCTCCTTTTAATTGTTTCTGTATGTAAGGTAATAACCAAGGGTTATCTACACACACAGTTGTTAGTCCATTCGCAAAAGTATTGCAAATTTTTTCTTCTTCTTTATCATCTAAATCTATACCCCATTGATATACTATAGCATGAAGTAACTCATGTATTAAAGTATTAGCATGAGATATATTATCTTCAGTTGATGATAAAGCTATCATTCCATCTGCAGCAAGAAACTGTCCATTTATTTCATTGCATTTAGATACGATGGAATCTAAATTTTTTATTTTATAATTTCTATATCCTATTTTAATATCTTTCATTAATATCCAAATACTCTATCTGCAGGTGCAATATGTTTAGGTTCATTAGTTTTATCTATAAAATCTTGTCTGATAGGATGAACAGGTCTACTCATACAACCATATCTTAATGCATCATAAGCATGGTCTTCTGCATGTGTATCTACATCTTCAGGATTATTTTTATCTGTAGGTAACATAGGTAATGTTCTAATTAAATTAACACAATTATCTAAAACAAATAAAGATGGATATCCTGTATTTTCATCTAACTTTAATCTTTTATGTATTTCTAATTTACCTGCTATTCTACTTCTAGGACTTCTATCAGAAGGTCTCCAACGACATCCTTCTAGTATCATTGTTTCTGCAATACTCGGTCCTATATCACCTCGTCTTGCCCAAGTAGAACTATCAAGAACTCCGTATCTAATATACTCACCATGTTCTTGTTCTAAAACTTTTCTAGCAAATAAATCTGCTGTAATTTTTTTTGTATATAGTTCTCTGTAAACAAATAAATTATTATCAAAATCCACTGCTATCCATAAACAACATGCAGGTGAACTATATCCCCAGTCACATGCTCTAAACCTCATCCAGTTTCTAGGAATATCAAAAGGTTTGATAACATGAATTTCTTTACTAAACTCTGGAAAAGAAGAATCTTCAAATGCTTCCCAGTTTCCATCTAAGAATTGTTTTCTTTGTACTTCTGGTAATGATGCCAACATTGCATAATAATCATCTGTTTGCATCAGATAAGGATTGTCTTCTAACTTTGCAGGTATAAATCTTCTAGATATTTTTTTAACACCTGTAGGAGTTTTAATATCTATATCAAACTTTGTGTTTGGTTTTGCAGGGTCAACAAACATTTGTTTAACCCATTGTGAACCTACATTTCCGGGATTGCCTGTTGCTCTCATGTAAACAGGAATCTCTGGGTCTACGCTTCGTAAAGAGGACCGAAGAAAATTATATATATCTTCGGTGGGGTATTGTGGAAGTTCATCTATTCCAATCCAAGTATATGATTGTCCTTGGTAACGTAAAGCATCAGTTAAGTTTTCCGCATACCCAAACTCTATTCTAGCACCTGAAGGAAACTTCCATTCTTTTTCTTGTTCCCTCCATTTAGCACCGGGATAAGCTTTAGGATATAGTTGTTGTGAATGATTAATTAAATCTCTTAACTCAGGCATTGTACGTCTAATTAGTAATGCTCTGTGTTTTTGTTTATCACAATAACGAAGTGGGTCAACCAACATTGCATATGATTTACCTCCACCTCTTGCTCCTCCATAAAATACTTCTCTTTCGGATGATGCTAAAAATTCTGTTTGTGGTCCTTCATTAGGTTCAAAGATAACTTCTCTATCTTTGATAGCTTCTCTTATATTAGGAGTTGTTTCTTCAATCTTATCTTTTTCAATAAGTTGTTCTTTACCTTCTAATACATTATCAATTTTTTTTAATTTACTTTTTGTAGACCAATAATTATTTTGTGCTTTTTCTAGTTGCTCTTTTCTTTCACGCAATAAATCTTGTGCTGACTTACGAGCTTTTTTTTCTTTAATAGTTAAAGGAGTATTTAAATCTTTTACTCTTCTTCTACCAGATTTTTTTGGTTTAGGTTCG